CAAGGTGGGCGAGTTTGCCAAATGGGATAATGGCCTATTGGATGCAGAATTGTTTGACATTGGCCTTGACATTGATATGTGCATATTCGGCTTTGATGAAAAATCAGAGGAAGAAGAAGTTGAAGCGGAAGTGCCGTTTACTGAAACGCTGGATGAAGCCCATAACTATATCGTGCTGTATTTCGACAATGATATTGACTGGCTGCAAGCACAAAGCCTGTTTGATATAAAACCCGTCAAAGAATATGGATCAAAGAAGGACGGAAGCACAAGCGGTAACAGAAAAGGGGTAGGCCGTGTGCTGAATGGTTCTAAAGCTTTGGGCGGTATCGTGGGGCTGATGCAATGAAGATCAGTATCAATTGCCCCAGCTATAAGCGGCCTTATGTGGAAACGCTGAATTATCTGCCACAGTGCAAGGTGTGGGTATCTGCTGAAGAATTGAGCGAATACCAGGCAAACCACCCGGAAGCCACATTTGAAGTATTGCAGACCCAGCAAGGGAACATCAGCCGGGTGCGCAATGAAATCCTGGACAGGGAGTTTTCGGCTGGTGCTGATGTGGTGTGCATTGTTGATGATGATTTGAAAGGCATATACAGCTATGAGAAAAGCCCATACAATGCCTTTGGCTATGAAAAGCACTTGGTTTCTGCGGATGATTTCGAAGCCTTTGTGTATAAGCACAGTATCATGTGCCGGGAATTTGGCTTTTATCTTTGGGGTGTGAATTTGAACAAAGACCCAAGATCATACCGACACAGCCAGCCAATCAGTACAGCTTCCATTATTTTAGGGCCGTTTTGTTGCCATATGAAGGGCAGCAAAATCCGCTATGATGAGCGCATACCGCTGAAAGAAGATTATGACCTGGCTATCCAGCATTTGAATGAATACCGGGGCATTCTTCGCATGAACAAATTCCATTATGATTGCAAGCAAAGTACCCAGGCCGGAGGATGTGCCACAATTCGTAATTATCGCACGGAAAAAGCACAGTTTGACTTATTGCGCAAGAAATGGGGTTCAGGCATCATCCGAAAGGATAAGAACAGCAAAAAGGAATTTGATTATAACCCCATTGTAAGAATACCAATTAAAGGCGTTTAACGTAACAGAAAGGAGTGGAGTAACGTGGCAAAAAGTGATTTGATCCCGGTAAAAGACCCGGAAGAAGCCCGAAAGCGTGGCCGGAATGGTGGCCTTGCATCCGGCAAGGCAAGACGGGAAAAGAAAATGATGCGTGAAACACTGGAAATGCTCCTTTCAATGCCTTTGAATAACAAAAAGATGGTGGATGTGGAAGACATCCGCAGTTTTGGTGCGTTGAAAGGAAAGAATGTCAGCGTACAGGAAGCTATGATGATGGCCCAGGTGATGAAAGCCATAAAAGGCGATACCAAGGCTGCTGAATATGTGCGTGACACCATCGGGCAAAAGCCTGTTGATAATGTGGAAATGAGCCATGAACTGCCTGTAATTTTCATAGGTGATGATGACATTGCAGACTAATGCTTACAAGGAAGTAAACCTGCCGGAATTAGTCGGCAAAGGGTACGGCGCTTTCTGGCGTTTCCGTGGGCGTTATCTGGTGTGCAAGGGCAGCCGTGCCAGCAAGAAAAGCAAAACCACGGCCCTGCGGTTTATCAAAAACATGATGAAGCTGCCGGGGAGTAACCTGCTTGTGGTGCGTAAAACGGAACGAACCCTGAAGGCAAGCTGTTTTACAGAATTGAAATGGGCTGTACACCGCTTGCAAGTGGATCATTTATGGAAGTTTACGACATCACCACTGGAAGCCACATACACTGAGACAGGGCAGAAAATCTATTTCCGGGGGCTGGATGATCCCCTGAAAATCACATCTATTACCGTGGATGTGGGCAGCCTTTGCTGGATGTGGATTGAAGAAGCATACGAGATCACAAGCGAAGCGGATTTTGATATGCTGGATGAATCCATCCGTGGTCAAGTGCCGGAAGGGTTATTCAAGCAAATTGTGCTTACCTTCAACCCCTGGAATGAACACCATTGGCTGAAAAAGCGGTTTTTCGATGCACCGCCAAGCCCCGACATTCTGGCAATGACCACCAATTACATGTGCAATGAATGGCTGGACGAAGCCGATTTGCGCTTGTTTGAGGATATGAAAGTCAGAAACCCCCGGCGCTATGCTGTGGCTGGCCTGGGCGGCTGGGGTATTGTGGATGGCCTTGTGTACGAAAACTGGAAAGAAGAAGCCTTTGACCTGGACGAAGTAAGGAAACGCCCCGGCATGGTATCTGTCTTTGGCCTTGACTGGGGCTATACGAATGACCCTTCTGCATTATTTTGTGGGCTGCTTGATAAGAAAAACAAGCAGCTTTTTGTATTTGATGAAATGTATGAAAAGGGCATGAGTAACAGACGGATTGCAGATGCCGTACAGGAATTGGGCTATTTCAAGGAACGGATCACCGCAGACAGCGCAGAACCCAAATCCATAGCAGAGTTAAAAAGCTATGGAATGCGTGTAATGGCAGCCAAGAAGGGCAAAGACAGCGTAAAGAACGGCATCCAGTGGGTGCAGGACTTGGAAATTATCATTCATCCCCAGTGTGTCAATTTCCTAACTGAAATAAGTAACTACACTTGGGATCAAGACAAATTCGGCAACAAGCTGAATGTGCCGATTGATGATTTTAACCATTTAATGGATGCCATGCGTTACGCATTGGAACAGTACATCACAGAACAGAAATGGGTTGCATAAAGAAAGGAATTGGGGTGAAACAGTGCTTACAATTGAGCAGATTAAACGGTTTATGGATGTGGATGCAGCCAGCCAGGAAAAGCAGGATGCAAAAACCGGGTGGCAATATTACCAGGGGCATCACGACATCGAAGAACGCAAGATTTATTTTGTCGATAATGAAGACAAGGTGCAGGAAGACCACATCAAAAGTAACATCCGCATCAGCCATCCCTTCCACCGGGAAATGACGGATCAGGTGGTGCAGTATATCCTTTGCGGCGAAGAAAGCTATATCCGCAGTGATATTCCAGAATTGCAGTCTGAACTTGACAACCGTTTCAACTACAATGAGAATTTCACGGCAGAGCTTTACAAAATGCTGACAGGCGTTGTGGCAAAGGGCTGGGATTACATGTACGCCCACAAAACCAAGGAAGGCATCACCGAGTTTGCCCACGCCGACAGCCTTGGCGTTGTGGAAGTAAAGGCCAAAGAAACGGCAGATCAGTGCGACTACCTGATTTATTACTATGATGAACAGGTGCAGGATAAGACTGTCACCAGAATTCAGGTGTGGGATGCAAACCAGGTAACTTTCTTTTGCCGTGTAAATGGCGGCGAAATTGAACTGGATGAAACGGAGAAGCTGAACCCCAGGCCGCACGTTCTGCACAACAAAGGTGATAAGGTATTTACAAACGAGGAAAGTAAATACGGGCAAATTCCTTTCATCTGCATGGAAAACTTTCCCACGAAGCGCAGCGACCTTTTCTATTATAAGGATTTGATTGATGATTACGACCTGATGAATTGCGATTTGAGCAATAACCTTCAGGACACAATCGAAACGCCTTATATTTTGACGGGTTTCGGCGGTGACAAGGAAGATTTGGACAAACTGATGCTGAATTTCCGTGCCAAGAAAGCTATGGGCATTCCTGATGGTGGGGATGTAAAGACACCCACCGTGAATATTCCGTATGATGCCCGGAAAGTGAAGATGGAGATTGACAAGGAAAATATCTACCATGCCGGACAGGGCTTGAACACGGAAGGGCTGAAGGACACGGCGGCCACAACCAGCGTTGCCATCAAATCAGCATATTTCCAGCTTGACAGCCGGGCCGTGAAGGTGAAAATCTCCCTCCGTCAATTCCTGCGGAAGCTGCTGAAAATGGTGCTTCCCGAAATCAACAAGGCGCTGAACAAAGATTATCAGCAGAAAGATATATATTTCGTTTTTGAGCCTGTATTGCCCACAAATGAACTGGAAAAGGCACAGATAGAACTTGCCAAGGCACAGACGAAGCAAACGAACATCAATACATATTTGAATATTGCTGACCGTCTGGACAATGAAACTCTAATGAAAAATATACTTGAAGAACTTGAACTTGATTATAACGAAATCAAGGGCAAGCTGCCCAACCCTGATGAAATGTCACCGTATGAAGAACAGCTTGCCGCTGTTGTGCCGGAAGATGAAAACGCTGGTGATCTGATTGAATAAGCGTGAAAAAGAAGTTATCCAGGTAATGCTTGCGCAGGAAAAACAGGCATTGCGACAACTTGGGCGACATTATGTGTCGGCGTTGGCAACCGTAAACGGGCAGATAGCCATGCTGCAAGCCAAGGAACAAACCACATCCAGGCTGAACAGAATTGCTTACCAGAAGCAACTGAAAGAGCAGTTGGAAGCCGTCATTGCTAAACTGCATGCGGAAACATACCAGACCATTGAGCAGTTTATGAATGACAGCTATACAACGGGATATGTTGGCACGATGTATGACCTGCACAAGCAGGGCTTGCCTGTTATCACACCGATTGACAGGGATGCAGTCGTAAAGGCCGTTATGACAGATACCAAGCTGAAGGCTGGTGTTTACAAAGAACTGGGCCTGGACATGGCAACGCTGAAAAGAAATATCAGCCGTGAACTGACCCGTGGCATTGCAAGCGGCATGGCCTATGACGATATTGCAAGGAACATCAAGCAGATGACGGGTGCGCCACTTAGCAGGGCAAATGCCATTGTTCGCACAGAAGGCCACAGAATACAGCAAGCCAGCCAGGAAGATGCAAGACAGGCCGCAAAGAGCAAGGGCGCTGATGTGGTGAAACAGTGGGATGCTACGCTGGATAGTGACACAAGGGACACCCACAGACGGCTTGACGGGCAAATCCGGGAAGTGGACGAACCTTTTGAAATGGACGGGAAAACAGCCATGTACCCCGGTGAATTTGGCGATCCTGCGGAAGATTGCAACTGCCGCTGTGTGGCGTTGACAAGAGCCAGGGCAGCAATGGACGCTGACGAACTGAAAACCATGCAGGAAAGGGCAAAAACCTTCAAACTTGACAAATCGAAAAGCTTTGATGACTTCAAAGAAAAGTACCTGAAAGCGACAAAAACCCTTGAAAAACCTGGAAAAAGTGGTATAATGGAAGTGGGTAAAAAGACCCATGTCGAACAGGATGTTGCCAAGCAAAAATCATCTTCGTTGCGCAAAGGTATTGCAACATGCGAACAGCGCATTGTGGAGCATCAGCAAAAGATTGACAATCCTGCGGCTTATGTTAAGGATTGGGAAACCATGACAAAGAAACACCAAGAGGGACTGAAACTGCATTGGCAGAAGGAAATCAAGAACTTCAGACAGTCGATTGAAACAAGAAGGGCTGCATTGAAAGAAAGAGGTGAAGATGATGGATGAAAGCACAATTAAATACATCATCGCCAGAGTTATTGATAATGCCGGTGATGAAAGAACCCTAAAGAGCAAAGACGATTTCAGCATGGGCAAGAAGTTGGCATATTATGAAATCTTGGACACAATCAAAAACGAACTGATTATCAACGATCAGGATTTGAAAGAGTTTGGACTTGATTTCAACCTTGAAGATAAATTGTTGTAAGCACCTGAAAGGGTGCTTTTTTCATGCCATGAAAGGGGTGTTTCCCATGTGGTAGTCAAGTAACAGTCAAGTAAATAACCCGTTGAAAAGGCTGCATTTGCGGCCTTTTTATATTTTCAAACAATGAAAGGAGCAAGTAAAAAATGATTGATCTTACCCCCATTATTCAGGCCATCATTGCGCTGGCCGCTTCTGCCATCACGGTATTTCTGATCCCCTGGCTGAAAACCCGTTTCGGCAATGAAAAGCTGGAAACGGTAAAAAGCCTGGTGCATATTGCCGTGTACGGTGCTGAAAAGCTGTTCGGTGCTAAAAAGGGCAACGAAAAGCTGGAATATGTCGAACAATTCCTGGCAGAACACAAAATCAAGCTGGACACTTACGAATTGATGGCAATGGTGAATGCGGAAATCAAAAAGATGGAACAGGATGAACCTTTGATTGTGGACGGTGATCCTTTGAATATTATTGATCCGGCCATTGAAGCGGTACAGAACGAATAACCAGCACCAAATGTGCAAAAAGGAGCGTGATAACACATGGAGATAATTCGGTACTATCAAACGAAAAATCCATGTTACATATCCGGGCGCAGGATTAAGCCGTCCGGCATCGTGGTACACTCAACCGGGGCCAATAACCCCTATATCAAGCGCTATGTTGGCCCGGATGACGGCATCCTGGGCGTGAACCAGTATGACAACCACTGGAACAGGGCAAGCGCCACAAAATGTGTGCATGCATGGATCGGAAAAGCAGCGGATGGCAGCGTGAAAGTGTATCAAACGCTGCCCTGGGATTATCGCTGCTGGGGCGTGGGAAGCGGTAAGAAAGGCAGCTATAACGCCACGCATATTCAATTCGAAATCTGCGAAGATAACCTGAAAGACCCGGCCTATTATCAGGAAGCCTTTTCCCTGGCCCAGCAGCTTTGCGAATACCTGTGCAGCATGTACGGCATTCGTGAAGAAAACATTGTGGGCCATTACGAAGCATGGCAAGCCGGGTATGGCTCAAATCATGCTGATCCGAAACCCTGGCAGAAAAAGCACAGCGGCAGCATGGCAAAGTTTAGGGCAGCCATTACGGCTGTCCTTTCAAATGGCAAAAATAGCCCGTCTGATGCGGTTATCAGTGAGGGCAAGGAAACTATCGCCGAAACAATCAAGCCCGTGGAAACGGTGCAAACAACGCCAGCAACAGGAAGTGTGGTGATCTCAATGGAAACCCAGCGCAAAGGAAGCAAAGGAACACAGGTAAAGGTGCTGCAATGGCTGCTGTCCCTCAATGGCTACAACGTGGGAACGGTGGACGGCATTTTCGGCAGCAAAACCCTTGCAGCGGTGAAAGCCTACCAACAGGCAAAGGGCTTGTCTGTTGATGGTGTTGTTGGCAAGAACACATGGAAAACCCTGCTGGCATAAAGCCTTTTATGGCTTTTGCATATTACATCCGGGGGGATGGAAAACACCTATTCCAATAACGTGATGCAACCACGGAAAATAGCGTAGAAAGGAATGAGCATCAATGTATAACAAACTGACCGAGATTTTTAGGGGAAGAAGCATTGCTGATGATATGATCCAGGGCATTCTGGATGATATGAAGGCAAACAAACTGTTCCTTGCGTCTGAAGAAAATATGGATGTGCGCTATCCCAAATTGAAAACCAATCTTGAAGGCGTAACGAAGGAACGGGACGAAGCCCGTGCCACCATCGAACAGCTTCAGAAGGCAGCCAAGGGCAATGAAGACATGCAGCAGATCATCCAGCAGCACGAACAGAAGGAAGCCCAGCTTCAGGCCGAACTGGAAAAGGCAAAGTTTGAAGCTGAAGCAAAGTATGGCTTGCTTTCTGCCGGGGCTGAAGATGTGGACTATGGTCTGTTTGTGCTTCAGAAGATCATGACGGAAGATGGCAAGGAACAGAAGGTGGACGAAAACGGCAAAATTCCCGGCTGGGATAATTTGCTGTCCAGCGTGAAAACGCAAAGCCCCAAGAATTTCCCGGCCAAGGCAGACGGGGACGGCTATGAAGTGTTTGAACCCCTGGCGCTGAAGAAGGGTGACGGCAAAGAAGCTGCACCGACCAAAGAAGAATTCAGGGCAATGACCTATGAAGAACGCCTTGCCCTGAAACAGAAAAATGAAAATCTTTACAAACAGCTTAAACAAGGATAAGAAAGGATGATTAACTATGGCACGTACTGGCCTTTTCGGTGGTTTCCACTTTGACGAAGAAGTTTTCACGGATATGATGCAGGAAGCGGATTACTGGGGTAATCCCATCATTGCTTCCGGCATTGTGCATGATGATGCTTCCATCATGGAAGCGGTTGGCGCACATGGCAACGTGGCCACCATTCCCATGTACAACCCCCTGAACATCTATGACGAGAACATGGCCCCTCTGAACAATGACGGCAACACCGACAACGTACCTGTTGAAATCAAGGGCAACAAGCAGACCTGCATGCTGATCCAGCGCATGAAGGCTTTCAAGGCCAAGGATTTCACCAAAGAGCTGACGGGTGCTGATCCCCTGGGCAATGTGAAGAACAAAATTCAGAACTACTACCTCCAGGTGTGGGAACGTGAACTGATGAACATTGCCGCCGCCATCATGGGCGTGTCTGGCCTGGCCGACCATGTGACCGACCTGGCTGCCACTGGTAGCACTGTGGCCGCCACTAACCTGGTAGATGCCACCAGCATGATTGATGCTGAACAGGCTGCCCTGGGTGATATGGCTGGCAAGATGGGCCTTGCTATCATGCATTCCCGTGTGTTTGCCAACTACAAGAAGCTTCAGTTGATCGAATATGACAAGTTTACTGTTCCCGGTGCTGTCAGCAAGGAAGTGGTTCTGCCCCACATCAACGGCAAAATCGTTCAGGTGACCGACTACCACACCGTGGACAATGCTGGCACTGTACCCGTGTACAAGACCTGGCTGTTCGGTGAAGGTGCGTTCCTGTCCTGCAACAAGAACAACTATGAAAAGCAGTACACTACGGACTATGATCCCGAAAAGGCTGCTGGTACTGATATGTTCTACACCAAGCAGGGCAAGGTGCTGCATCCCAACGGCCTTTCCCTGGCCGCTGACAATATCGCCGCTGAATCTCCCACCTTTGCGGAACTGGGCGCTGCGGCCAACTGGGCGCTGAAATTCAACCACAAGAACGTGCGTATGGGCCTTATCAAGTCCAACGGTTAAGAAGGGAAGGATGGCAGAATGAACAAGTTTATCATTGTTGATGGTCTGCCGTTCCTGCTTGCCCATGGCAAGGCCTATGCTGTCCGCTTGAATGAAGTGGGCTTCACCGTGGGGGCAGAAGTCGAACTGGCTTCTGTCCCT